GCCGGAGTGGCGTTGCGTTAGGTCCTTGTGAAGGGATTTCAAAGCCGCAGCCACGTCGGCGTGCTTGGCAGCGCAGGCGTTGTGCCAGGCGTGCCAGGCGACGCGGACGGGCAGCGGCAACCAGGAGGCGGAGTGTAGCACCAGGTTCGGCAGGGCAGCCGGGCCGTACGCGCACAGTTCCACAACGCCGAGCACGGGGCCGGACCAGGGCAGAACCGTTTTCAGGATCTCTTCGCACACCAGGGCCGGGCCAGGCAAGGTGGCGGCGAACTCGGTGATGAGACGGTTGATGGTGTGCGAATACACGCTGCCGGTAGTGAAACGCGGCAGCGCGGCAATGAACGCGCGGCGGGCGGCTGCGTCCAGGCCGTAGACGCGCTGCAAGTGGCCCATGGCGTGGATGCTCTCGCGCGCGTTGTCGGGTTGGACAAACGTGCGCGCAATGAGATATTCCTTTGGTAGGCGCGCCGCCTGGAGACCGTCAGTGATGCGGATGATGTGGTGCACCAGGTCGTTGATGAAAGGCACGTGTTGCACGGCGGCCACGATCCCCAGGGCTACGCCTCGCATGAACTCGGCGGGGTGGACGCCCCTCGGGGGCTCGGTGGCGATGCCGAGGCGTGTGATGATGCGCTCGAGCTTCGGGGCAAAACGCGTCGTCTCGACGCCGCCGACGCACGCGGGGTACGGGATTTGGGAGCAGAATGAGGCGCATTCGGGGTCGCGTGATTCGAGTTCCGGTTCAAAGCCACAGGCGCGTTCAACTTCCATGGGGCCGCGTGGGTCTAGGTTGGACACAACGAGGCAGTCGTCGCCCGCCACGACGATCCACAGGTCCGCCTGCGTGATTTGCCGCAGGCCGGGCTGCTGTGTGACGGTGCACCGGTGGTACAGCAGGTAGGCAAACAGTTTGCACAAGCCGTTTTGCACGGTGTTGGACAGTGTGGTTTCAGGACGTCCGGACGCCAGGAAGTTGACAAGCGCGTACATGGCCTTGGCGCGTGTTGTGCCACGGATGGCGAGGGCTTTTTCCATGATGTCGAACACGTCAAGCCAGGGGGGCAGCTCCGCATGTTTGCGGGCGTACCGGCGCATCATGCGTATAATGAACAGCAGACTGCGGCGGTGGCGGGACGCATCGTAGCGGCTCATATCGAAGGAGGCGACGGCATTTCCCAGTATGTGCACGAGTTCGTGAAACTTGTCGCCGAACAAACTGGCTTTCAGGCCGGGAGCCCAGGTGACGATGCTCAAATGGTTGAGCTTGGCTTTTACGGCCTGTGAAAACCCGTGCACGTCGGGCGCAGTTGCGTCGACCAAGCGTGTGTCGGACGAGTGGATCATGCGAGGGTCGGCCTGGGTGCGATCGTGGTGCTTCATGGGCTTGCCTTTTTCAACCTTCGTGAGGCCCTTCGTGCGATAGTGGCGTGGTTGCATTCCATCGCGGAGCAACAGTGGGTATTCCTTGGCCTGCTTTGCCTGTTGCCCGGCGCTGAAATTTCCGCGCGTGTTCCACTCGTCGAAGGGCGTCCGGTCGTAGTAGAAACCGGGCCCCAGCAAGTGGTCCAACAATTGCGGGCCCATGACCTCGAAAGCGGCCCACACTGCATGGTCGATTGGTCGCTGGACTCGGGCGCACCGATTGATCGTGGCGATGAGCTCGTTGGCGCCGTTCTTGAGGAAGACGTCGTACCAGACGCCCCAAAAATAGCCCATATTCGTGCTCATATACTGGACGTTCTCGCGATCGTCATCGGGGCGTGTCACTTTCGACCCGTGTCGGCGTGGCACCAATGGGCGCTCGGAGGTGATGCCTTGCACAGCAATCATGCCGGGGCGGGTGCGCATTTCGGGCACGTACCACCGGGTGACTTCAGCCACCATCGGGTGCCAAACCATTTTGAAGCGTTTGAGCAAGAGCGCAATGGCGCCGTTGATGTCGGCGGGACGGATGCGAGTGGTCCACACGTAGGTGACGAAAGCGGCCAGTAACGTGGCGGCCGTAGCGTACAAACCGGACCGGGTGCCTTCGAACCGGATGGCTGCCAGCCACGCCTTGTCGGCTGTGATCGGTGACACGGCAAACCAAATGCAATTGGCGATGAAAGCCAGGAAAAGTGCAGTGAGCCAGGG